ACCCCTATGGGGCCACCAGCGCATGGACCATCATGGGGCCGGGAAAGTGGGTGCCCAGAGGGGAGGGGTTGCACGGTTGCACGGCATTCTGAGGGGGGCATACCCCCCCCTGCCGGCAATCCCCTGTGGTCTAGGGTAGGATTTGGGAACTGGGTGTGCGATTTCTCTGAGGGGAGATTGGATGGCACGCGACTACAAGAAGGAATACCGGACGTATCATGGGACGGCGGCGCAGCGGGCGCGGCGGAATGCGCGCAACAAGGCGCGGCGGGCGGCGGGGTTGAAAAAGGGGAATCCGAACGAGGTGGATCACCGCAGGCCGTTGAGCAAGGGCGGGACGAACGCGCGGAAGAATCTCCGGGTGGTGTCTCGCAAGACGAATCGCAAGAAGGGATCGAAGTAATGGCCGGCAGGCGAACGGACAGGCGCGGCGCGAAGACGAAAGAACGGGGAGTGCCGGACCAAGCGGATCGCATGTTGGACGCGAGCACGTGGGCGGATGTCCTGGCCCAGTGGAAAAAAGAGAAGGAGTCGAAGTAATGCCGATGGTGCGTGGCAAGAAATATCCGTACACGAAGAAGGGTCGGCGCGCGGCCGCGAAGGCCAAGGCCAAGAAGGTGGAAAAGAAAAACGCAGCACGGAAGCGGTAACAGCCCTGCGTATCTCTCGTACTATCCAGCCTGGGAATAGGTGTGGATGGTGTACATCGGTGTACGCGGGTGATCATTTCGGCGTTTCGATAGAAATTGGTTCGATTTCCGAGTAGGATCGGTCCACCATCTCGATCGGTGCAAGGAGTGTGCGATGGCGAAGCAAACCAAGGCCAACGCCCAGACGCAGGAGCTGGTGGCGTTGCGACAAGAGAACGCCCGTCTGCGTGCCCAACTGGACGCGACCAAACTCCCCGTGGCGCCCCAGCAAACCGCCAACCCCCTGAACCCCTTGGCTGCCCGCCCGGTGGCCCCCGGACCGCCGGCCAATGCCATCCTGCCGGGCGCGGGTCGCATGGCGCGACGGATGCCGCCACGGTTGCAGTGAATGCCGCGCGTTGGAGCGACGGAATCCGCGATCGGACGCTGGCATGCGGCCCATCCCCGTGGGACGACGCGTCGGTTTCGCGGACCGCGGTCGGCACGCCGCTATGCCCACGCACGCCAGAACGGCTGGTACGCCCTCAATAACGCGGTCCGGGAGGTAGCGATGGCAAACGGTGTCCCTGAGAGTCGCCTTCCGGCGAAGCTGCCCGACCCCGACCCCCAGTATCCCATCGTGCTGCCTAACGGCCAGCAGTACGACCAGGCCATGATGCGCAAGGCGATGCAATCGCGGCTGCCCCAGATCCTGGAAGCGATCGATGAAGGGATGAAGGGCGATCCCATCTATGAATGGCAGACGAACGACGACGGCACCAAGGTCAAGCAACTCGTCGGCCGCAAACCCAATGCCAAGATCGTCGAACTGGCCCTGATCCACGGGTATGGCAAACCGTCAGAAAACCGGGCAAACCCCAGCACCCGCAGTTTGAAGGCGCTCTTCGCGCGTCGGGACGATGGCAGCTCCGCCCTCTACCAGACCGTGGAATACGACATCGTGGACGAGGACTACGAGTGACGAAGCAGGCCGTCCTTCGGAGCTTCGCCTGGGACGTGCTCAACCGCGGCGAGCCGTACCAACCGTTCAACTGGCAGTTGAAACATGTCCACGCGCGGCAGGAGAAGCGGGTCATCCTGCCCTGTGGGCGTCGCTCGGGCAAGTCCACCGCCGGCGTCACCGCGACGTGGGACGAATTGCTCCAACCGCCGAAAACCGTCCACGGCAAGGAACAGAACCCGCTCGTCTACGTGCTGGCGCCGACCCAGGAATTGGCCATGAAGATCTGGGAGCCGTTCTGGGAGTCCACCTTCATCCCGGAACTGGACGAGCTGGTGCGCGACCGCAACAAGAAGCGCATGTTTGTCGATCTGAAGACGGGTGCTCGTGCGCAGGCCAAGTCGGCCGATAACGCCATCAGCGTGCAGGGCGATCGGGTCACCGCGGTGCTGGCCGACGAGGCACAGGACATCATCGAGGAGGCCTGGAACCGGCTCATCCCCTCGCTGCTGGACTCCCAGGGGCGCCTGATCGCGTTCGGCATCCCGAAGGGCAAGGGGCGCTTCCGCTCCTATTACGCCCTCGGACAGCAAGCCGAGAACCGCGACGCCGAGGAGATTGATTACTACTCCGCCTGCGTCCCCTCCCAGGCCAACCCGACGATCAGCACGGCGCAGATCGAGGCAATGCGCAAGGAGCTGACTGAGGACGAATTTCAACAGCAGATCATGGCGGCGTGGATCGATATCGAGGGGACCGTCTTCCGCAACGTGGATGAGTGCTTCGATGGGGAGTTCCGTGACTACCAGCCGGGGCACCGCTATTACATGGGCCTCGACCTTGCCAAGGAACACGACTTCACCGTCGCCTACATCTTTGACGTGACGGACCAGATGTTGGTCTACCGTTACCGCGTCAACAAGTTGGACTACCCGGACGTGGAAGAACACGTCGCCCGGATCTACCGCGACTACCACTGCCGCGTCTTGCACATGGATGTGACCGGCGTCGGCGCAGGACCGGCCGGCCACTTGCGGCGTATGGGCTGCCATGTCGTGGAGTTCAAATACACGAACGAATCCAAAGCGCGCCTGTTGGGCTCACTCAACGCGGAGATGCAACACCACCGTGTGCATTTCGCCGCCGAGGACGATCAGTTGCGTAAGGAACTGAAAATGGTGGAGGCATCCATCCTACCGGGGGGTGGGGTGCGGTACGACCACCCCGCGGGGTACTACGATGACTGCGTGCAAGCTGCTGCGTTAGCGATCTACCTCGGCATCCAACGGGTGACGACGAATACGCCGACGAAGAGTTATGCGACATTTACCGGCAAGAACCGCCGCCGCCGTCGGCGCGTCTTGCGGGGAGGGAAGATGGTCCGTGCCTGAACTCGATGACCTGTTGCAGTTGTTCGAGAGCACGAAGGCGCTCTATAGCGATTTGCGGACGGAGATGGAGAAGGACGAGCGGTACGTGACCGGGGACTACGGCGACACGTTCCTGCCCGACGATTGGGACGATGAGGGGCTAGAGGCGATTATCACCTCCACCGCCTACGACGCCGTGGAGAACGCCGCCAACCACATTCTCACCACGCCGCTTATCTCGGTCCCGGCGCGCCCGATGAAGGACTCCAAGGAGGCCGCGGAGGAACTGGCGGAACGCTTCCGCATTTTCCTCGACCTCTGGTGGCGGCGCGTGGAAGAGGACCAGGGCGACCCCTTCGGGAAGGGGCGCAAACACATCATCAAAGGGCGGCTCATCCTCAAGAAGACGATCAACTGGGAGTTGCTGCCCGATCCCCCGCCGGCCGATGCCGACCGACGTGACCGCGACCAGTGGCGGCGCGCGGTCGAACGGGTGGGGCGTGAGCACTTCATCTGGAACTACCAGCTCGTGCCACCGCTCACAGTCTACGAGGATCTGGAGACGCCCTGGAATCCCGCCTACGTCTTTGAAGAGAAGACGGTGCTGGCACAATCGTGTGCCCGCATGTTCCCCGACGATGCCGACCTGGCCGCAAAAGACCCGACCAGTGAAGTGCAACTGATCGAGTACTACTCGCGTCCCGGTCGCGACGATCCGGGCAAGCACTGCATCTGGATCGAGCACGAGCTGAAATTGGATCAGGACAACCCCTACTCCTGGATCGACCCCGACGGCAACTGGTCGGGCTACGTGCCGTACTTCATCGCCGACCCCGACTGGGGCTGGAACACCACGGCGAACATGGAGCCGCGGCCGGAGGACCGCTACGTCGGCTTGCTCCGTCCGCTGCGCACCATGATCACGGCGAAGGACCGGCAGTTGACCGCGATGGAGTCCTGGCTGCGGATGCACGTCTGGCCGCTGATCCTGACGACGGGGATGGACAACGAAGACGAAGACCCGCTCGAGTTCGGCCCCGGCAAGCAGAAGGATCTCAAAGAGGGCCAGACGATCAATTACGCCGCCGCCGGCGAGGCGCCGCTCACGGTGCTCCAATTCGTCGGCCGCATGATTGACGACCTCGACCGCAGCACGAAGTTCGGTGCCCTCGGCGGGATGGCGCAACGCGGGGTGGATACGGCGACCGAGGCCGACAACAACATGCGCAACGCGGCGACGAAACTGTCGGGGCCGGTCAATGCCATGCGCCGGATCGTGATGCGCACCAACCAGACGATCTTGCAGGACATTGAACACGTCTTCGAGGTGCCGGTCACGGTCTACGCCGCGACGTCCACCGACGTCTCGGAAGTGACGATCAAGCCGAGCGAGATCAAGGGCTACCACCACACGTTCGTGGAACTGTCCACGAGCGACGAGCGGGCGATTCAAGCGCGGGATGCGCGGCTCTGGTCCGACCTCTTCCGCTCCCTCCCGATCAGTGCCAAGACGGCAATGATCCAGGCCGGGATTCCGAACCCGCAGGAGGAGATGGATGAACGCGCGGTGGAGAACACGACCAACGCGCCGCAGATGCAAATGGCGCGCTTGATGATGGCGCTGACCGGCATGGGCGAAGTCGGGCAGATGCTCGCTGCGAATGCGATGCGCGAGATGCAGGGAGGGGGCGGCGTGCCGACACCACCGCCGTCCACGGAGGGGGACGCGGCCATGCTCACGAGCGTGGACGGCTTGGGGAATCCCGCCGCCGCGGCCGTCACCGAGGGCCGTATGAACGCGCTCCAAGATCAGCGTGCGGCGGCGTTCCGGTGAGTGGCGAGCTGAGCGAACGGCAGATCGGGGTGGCGGCGCGGGCGGCGGCACGGCAAGCGCGGGTCTTGGGACGGATCGCCGATGCGTACGACCGGCGCACGACGCCGGGCCAACAGCGTGCCAAGCTCCTCGCCGATATCCAAGCCGGGCTGGACAGCGGGCAGCATGATTCGGTGATGGCGAATCAGATGCAGCAAGTCGCCCAACGCTTGATTACGGAATTGCAGCAACCGCAAGGGCAACCCGGTGGAGCGCCGGGGGGTCCACGACCGGGTGGCGCACCGGGCCGTCCCCGAACGGCTGCCCCTCGACCAGAGGGTGCTCGGCCGGCTGGCCCGCGCCCTGGGGGTCCGCAAGCAGGCAGCCCGCGGCCACTGGGGCCACCACCGCCGACGGCGCTGAGAGGCTAATCCGATGGTGACGCCAAATCTCTATACCGGGCCGTCGGGCTTCAGTCTCGGGGCTGACGCGCCAAATCAATTAAACCAGACGCTGGCGGAGATTTTAGCGATCAGACGTGAAAATCTTCGGCGTTCAGGAGATTGGGAAACGATCCAGCGCGAGGGTTTTGCTACACGTCAACGCGATCAGCGGACGCAGTTGCGGAGACTGGCTGAGCGAGATCGAGAGGCGGGACAGTTGGCGATGTCGGTATCGCCTGGGGTGCGTTTTGGCGGGACCATCGAGGCATACCAGCAGCAGCAACGCCGACAGTTGCAGAACCGACGAGACGAACAGGCGCGCGGTTGGCAACGAGCGGCGATGGGGGCGCAGCCGGGGGTGGGGATTATTGGGTTTGAAGATGCACAAAGGCAGAAGCAGCAACGCGACCAAGCCCAAGAAGAAGTGCGTCGGCAGGCGCTCCAACCGGAATTGGAACGCCAGGCCGGATTTTGGTCGCAGGTGCGGTCACAATACCCTCGTCAGAGGCTACTCCAAGATTTTGAGCGGTACGCGGAACGGGCACAGGACCGGAAGCGAACGGCATTCGCGGCACAACCCGGCGTGGGGTTTATGGGGGCCGCTGAGGGGCAGGCGGTGCAACGGCGACGGAACGCTGCGGAACTGGAACGCCAAGAGCGACTGCGGGTCGCAGCGCCATTCAATCTACAACAAGGGCTGTCCTTAGACGCGCCGCAGCGAGAGCTGGGTGAGTGGAGTGCTATTGAGAGTCAGCTCCGGGGAGCCATTGAGGCGACACTAGGCAGCGAGCGGACGGTTCAGACGAATGTGGGGTTCGAGCGCGTTAGCGTTCCCCCGCAACCCGACGCGATGAAACAGTTCATCATCGGCCTACAGGCGGCAGATCCAGCGACACAATACCGTGTAGGGACCATCCTCCAGAACGACCCAGCCCTGCGGATTGACATGCAGGAGGCGGCGTCCTTCAACATCGCAGACAATTACTTCAAGGAGTACTTCGACCCGGCGACTGGGGTTTTCGATGTACTGGGGGCAGTGACGAGCGAAATTTGGCAATTTGCCAAAGAGTCTGCGGTCGAGACGGTTCGGGCGGTGACGCAGCCTGTAGTGGATGTGAATACCGGGGATGAACTTGTTGATACCACCCTCGATGTTGTTCTGGCTCCTATTACATGGCTCACAGGAGGCGCCGCTCCAGGGATCGTGCTTGGCAGCAAACTTGTGGGGAAACCTGTTCTACGGCGCGTTGTGGCAATCATCGCGGAGACATTGATTGGGACTGCCGGTATCACAGCGGGTGAGAAAACGGGCAGCCTCCCGGCAGGTCTTGGGGTGGCCGCCGGTACGGCGTTGGTGGTTTTGAATCCCAAATCGTTCATGCGAGCCCTGGTACGACTCGGAGTAACACCCGTCGTGGCGGCGCGATTCGCGTACGCCGCTGCCGCCGAAGGCATCCCCGCGGCACTCCAGCGCCTAGACCCCGCTTCCACTCTCCGGCCGCCACAATTACTCGGTGAGGTACCGACGCGCTCCTGGGCAGCGGACGCGCCCGGTCCTTTCGCCTTTAGCCCTGCGCAACAGCGGGCGCTTGCGGAGGCAGCAGCAGACCAGCCGTGGCCGGGTGGGCCTGGGGGGTACGCGAGCGATTTGGCGACGGCGACCCCGATTCGCGACCCTCTTGCGATTTCTCGCGTGGACCCACCCCGTCTCTCGCCGGCGGAGCGCGTGGCTGAAGCTGCTGCTGCTGCCCGCGCACAGGCAGAAAGTGCCGTGCAGGGCCTGCAAGGCGTGGGCCTTCACCCAGGGAGCATCTCTGTTGACCTTGGCCTTGGCAGTGCGGCGGTAACAGCGAAAACGGCGATCGACGATGCGGTGGAGGCCGCACTTACGGCCGCGGCGCGCAAGACGGCTCCCTACGCGAGGGACGTGGAGTTGGCTGACAGCCCTCTCTTGGGGCGGCTTGCGTACGCGGGGCAATTCGCGATCGAAAAGGTTCCGATAATCCGTAGCGTTGTACCAAAAACTGTTAGTGACTTCAGGATTTCTAACCGGCTCACTCCCGAGATGGTCGAAACGCTGAAGCCGATCACCCCGGAGGTTGCCGAGGTGATTGTGGCTGCGCGCGCGACCACAATGCCTCTCGCGGTCGCTAGATTCCAGACGATGCTGGATACGGTTGAACCCGAGGAGCTACGCGCTCTGGCCAATTTAGCGAGGTCAAGGAGCGTCGGTGAGAAACGGGCACTTGCGGAACCGTTTCAAGAACTGGGCACCGCCGCAGGGGCGAAAGAGGTAAGAGCGGCATTCAAAGGTCGGGACATTCCTGAAGAAATGCTTGAGCTGCCGGATGGGGCTCTCATCAAGGTGATGGATGAGGGGGATTACGAAGATCTTGTCGCGCATATTCAGAGTGGCGAGTTCTGGGATTCATTCCACGCGATGGAGGCCCTGAATGATCTGGTGTTGCGTGGCCGGGTGCCGGGGAAGCGACGCCTCGAAGATCTACGGAAGGCGCTTGGGGATGAAACAGTAAACGTGCTTGTTGCGAAGTTCACAAGCCTTGGGCGGGAACTGTGGCTTACCCTTATGGACGCGGTGAACTTCCCTCGCGCCATCATGGCATCCACGGATATCAGCATGTTGATGCGCCAGGGGCTCCCGCTGATCTCGCGAAACTTCTATCGGGAGCACCTCTCTTCGTTGCTGCCAGTCATGCGAAGCGATGATGTGGCACGACAGCTTGATGCGGAGTTGCGCATAGCACCTGAGTGGATGGATGAGGCTGCAATAGCGGCTCGCGGGCAGCTTGACCTGCTGGATAATCCAGGGATGTCCACATCAAGGACACATACCCCGGAAGAATTCCGGAGCGAGTTAGCTGATGAATTCCCCTTCATTAAGGGCCTGCGGTTCATTCGGGCATCTAACCGGGCGTATGTCTATACGGGCAACTGGCTGCGAACGAAATACTTCGATCACGTAGCAGAGATTTTCCGGGGTCTTCCAGATGTGACCGCGAATGACTATAAGAATCTCGCGCGCTGGGTGAACGTGATTACCGGTCGCGGGGAGACGCGCTTGCCGATCTTTGGCGAAATACCTCCGGGCCTGATGAATTTCGCTTCCGACACAATGTTCTCTCCGCGATTCCTCGCATCACGACTTCAGATGTTGTTCGCGCCGCTCCATCCTACGTTTTCCCCGGCGGGGCTCTTGGTTCCTGGCAGGTCGGCTGCAAGCAGGCAGCTCCGGAAGGAAGTAGCGAAGGATCTTGTGACCTACTACGTGGCGTGGGGCACGGGGCTCGGCCTGGCAAAACTGTCTGGGTTTGAGGTGCAACTCGATCCCGGCCATGCAAATTTCGGGGTGATGAAGCTGGGCAATCTTCGGCTGGATATGTCAGCGGGCCAGGCGGGGCTGATGAGAACGATCCACGCCCTCGTCACAGGGGAAAGCATCCGGACCGGCACCGGCGAAATAATGGAACGCCCCCTAGAAAAAACAGTCGCCGGATTTGCGCGGGCGAAGCTCTCTCCACAGGCGGCATTCCTTATTGATGTTGTTACCGGGGAAACCTTTAGCGGGGAGCAGATAACTGCGGCGAGGTTGGCGCAGTCCAATCTCTTGCCGATCACCGTGCAGGAATTGTGGGAGGTCATCAAGCAAGAGGGGCTGCTTACCGGCCTAGCCACGGCGCCGTTCGTGGTCGCCGGCGTCGGGGTGGGCGTGTACACGGCGCTGGGTGACGTGCTGGAGGAAGAAGCGAATAAGTTGGTGAAGGACGACGGGACACCGTTCCGCTTCGTCGAGCTGAATGTCGACCAGAGGAAAGAGGTCTTTGCATCTGAGGCCGTTCAAGAGATATTTGGGGATGTAGGCGACGAGATACCACTCGATGTACAAACGACTGCTTCCTTCAACCTTGTCAATAACAAGATGGCCCTGGCAGAGCAGGAGGTAGCAGACAAACTTCTGAAAGCCGGGTTCATAGGCCCAGACGGCACAGCGTTCACCACGGATGAGGTCGCTGCGATGCCCGGTGGGATCGTAGCGACCACCCTGGACCTTAGCATGTCTTTAGAGAGCCAAGCCACACTCTTGCGCGGCCTGATGCAGGAAAAGGCGCTGCTCTATGCAGCTATCTTTGCTAACCCCGACATCCTGGCGCAGTCCGAGGAACGTGCGGAGGACTATTTCGTTGAGGATCGATATGCGCTGGAGTGGCATAGCCAAGAGGTGCTTAAAGATCCGGTTACCGAGATCGTTGATTACTACACACGCGACCTCCAGCGTGATCGCATCGTGGCGGAGGGCGTGGCGGCTATTGAGGGTGACCCGGCGGCGATGGAACGCCTTCGTGAACGAGGGTCGACCCCAGAGGAGTACATCACAGGCCGCGGTCAAGGCACGTTCGTGGGGGTGCAGTGGGACAACCAGGTGGTTGCCAACGCGATGTACGACTACCGCGAGGTGACCGATGCGCTTGGCGACACGGACTACTATCGGAAAACTCGGGATAAGCCGTGGGAAAATTTGCTGTTGGCCCACCCCGGCCTTGAGGAGCAAGCACTTCGTATCAAGCAGTTGTATGAGGATTTCCACGAGGATGTTCCAGACGCCGTGCCGTGGCGGAATACATTCGTACATTGGGTCTGGGGGAGAACGCAAAAGCGACTTCTGGATGTGCAGGGAGAATCTGCGTGGTCAGGGTTCAGCCGGGATACACAACTGGAAGAGGCGAGGAATCGGGTGATGAGTTCCCCCGACGCGGCGGCGTATTCTCGGAGGAAGAATGCTAAAGAGAGTGCTTGGGTCAAAGCAAATCCTGATTTGGCGCAGCGCGCATACAATTATGGCCTGCTCGATCTCACTGGCCCAGAACTCGAAGAGATCTATAGGACATTGGGAACGGAGTAACTGATGGCCGGAGCCTGCGTAAGTGACCGACCCAAAGACCCGCAAACCTTCTTGCCACCCGCGGACGAGGTTGGCGGCATCCAAGATGAAGACGCGAGATGCCAGGCCCGTCACGGAGACGGCTGGTATTACAGCCCCCTAGCCGTTCCCGACCAAGTCGATTACGTCCAACGCGGCGCAGGTGCCGGAGCCATTTTTGATCCGGTGACCGGCAAAGAGTTGTTCGACTGGAAGGCCACGACCGTATGGGACGAAGCCGAGATTACCAAGCTTCGGCAGGCCCTCTATATAGCACGTCCTGAAACCAAAGCTATAGCGAATTTCCCCGCCCTCCTTACTCAAACGGTCGCGACGGGTACTACGTCGTCCAATCTGGAGGGCTGGCTTGACCTCCTTACGGGTACGGCGGGTGAGCCTGGAACGTCGCCGCAAGACGCAGCGAACTATGCGGCCGGCATCATCAACCGATTCCCGCAGATTCCCGGCCTTCTGCCCACAGGTGGGCAGGCGGCGGAGATGGGCGAGGTGGCGGGGTGGGTCGGCGATGCAGGCGTTGTAGACCTCGAAACGCTGATCCGGGGCGTCTTTGGGCGTGATGGGAACCACGCCGAAGTTGCCCGGATGATCAAAAGCATGACTGGTGTTGACATTTCTGCCGCCGCGGGTCCGAGTGGTCCGAGCCGGGAGCAAACATCCGCATCGGCGTATGCAGCGGGACTCCTAGCTAGCAATCCAGGCCTGTCGGAAAAGACGAATCAGGCGGAATTGTCGGCGTTGGTGTACGCCGCCTTCGACCAGGGTGGTGATGCCGCAGAGGTTTCCCAGCGGATCTGGGATGTGTACAAGGTCAACGTATCGGAGTTCCTCCCTCCGGGTTCGCAGACGGAGGATGCCACGGCAGCGACCGAGGCGGTCCTCAATGCCCACCCAGAACTTCTCACTGATTACGGAAACGTGACACTGGAATCGCTTACAACGGCGATCGGCGCTGCGTTGGCTCGCGGCGAGGGTTCCCAAGGTATTCGGGATGCCGTTCTGGGGGAGAGTGGTGGCAAGATCGATATTTATAAGGCTGCCCCAACCCTGCACACGATCGCGCTCGGCGACCAAGACTTTCAGGTAGGGACAGAGACGGCGCTCGATTACGCCCTGACGCAGGCCGATCTCGTAGACATCACGATCGATGGGGTCACCTACAAAGTCCCCACGGTCGACGCGCTCGCCTGGTTGAAATCCGACCGCAACTTCACTCAGATGTCGGCGTACGAGAAGGGCTCACTTGCCAACTCGATGGCGCGTCACAACACGATGTCGGCGGCGGATATCGGCAATCTGGCTGCACGAAATGCAGAGCTGGCCGAGTCGGTGCGGTCGAGCATGGTGACCGAGGGGCAACGGGCGTGGGAGTTTGGGCAGGAATTCCCCGAAACGGTGCGCCAGTTTGACGTTACGCAGGCAGGGCTTGAGTCCCGGTTTGCACGGCAACTTCTTGAGGATCAGCGCCAGGCGAACATCCGGGCGGGTACTGAGCAGTTCGGGCAGCTCACAGGGTTGATCCCGCAGTTCGGTCAGTTGGCGTTGCAGCAGACGCAGCAGCAGGCCGAGCTTCTGCGGAACCCGGCCGATGTGGGATGGGGCATGGCGACGGCACGGGGAGAGACGCCGTGGTGGCCGCAGACAACCCAGGCGGACCTGCTCAATCAATCGGCACAGCAGTTCGCCGACATTCAGGCATTCCTCGCTGATCAAGCGGCTGGGATCTACCCGCCGGGAGCGGCGCCGCCTGTCTCCACCCCGCTGCCACAGATGCCACCGCCGTGGAGTCCGCCGCCGATTGACGAGCCGCCGATTGACGAGCCGCCGATTGACGACGAAATACCTGACCCGGAAACAGAGTTTGACGAATCCCCTCCTCCACCCAGAGTTATTACGCCCGGTGGTCCGGGTTCAGGTTGGATTCAGCCAGATGGTGCTGGCGCAGATCTAGAAATATCTGACCCGGAAAGAATGTTTGACGACCCCTTTGATCCTTCTCAATACGGCACACCTGAAGCAGCAGCGTGGGCTCGAAACCGCTTTGATGCAGATACACTTCGGAGACTGCGCGACCAGGGGCTTTCGGGGTTTGATGCAGAACTCCCTGAACTGCAATACGGGGGGCAGACGCGCGGAACGCGGGCGCTGATTACGGGAGATTCCTCGTTCGGCCGGCCCAACCCGGAACTCGTGCTCAACCCCACCGGCGCGCCACTGAAGGTCATCCCGATGAACCAGATGTCGCCACGCGCGGCACGGTTAGCACAGTTTGGGCGCCTACCACGTGCGGAGCATGGATACCCTCACCCGACGGCGCAGGGGTATAACGCGCTGACCGGGTTCAACTACACGATTCCCGACTTCCCCGTGCCGCCGATGTTTACCCAAGCGGGCATTGTCGAACGCAAGCGGGCGTTCCTCCCGCCGGGGCCGCGCGATGTCCTTGCTGGGCAGCGACCCGCCCCGCTGGAGTTTGGGTTCCGGATGCCGACGCCGGGATTGATGGGTTCCCTGACGCCGAATGAGCGTGCCGCGTTTGGTTCCCAACTCGCGTCGGAATACAACACATCGCTTGGGGAGGTGGAGTCTGGCATTCGGCAACGGTTTGGTCAGACACGTCGCGCACCACGGGCACGCCGTGCCCGGTACTAAGTGGCGTGATCAATAAGGATTCCGTATAGTTTGAAAGGAATGGTGGAGAAAGACTATGCCGCCAGAGAATGAAAACGCAGAGGCCACTGCGGAGTTTTCCCCGGAGCAAGTAGCGGATGCGCCGGTAGCCGATGAGGTTACCGAGGTAGACGCCCCTTCCTCTGAGCAAGACGATGCAGCCGCCTCTGAGGTAGTCGCCGACCCCGTGCAATCGCGGCTCGACGAACTCGGCCTGAATGCTGATCGGGTGATGCAACTCCAGTCAGCGATGGGCCGGGT